ATGAAAACCGTCGCGCAGCGCGTCGATCCTTTGCTTTTTGCCCTGCAGCGCGGAGCCGCCGCGTCAGTTCCTACATCGGCGCCGGCGATGGTCGCGCGGGCGCCCCGGGAAATCACCGACGGCGAGATCCTGCTTGGCCATGCCAGCAACCGGGATGCGATCGGGCTCGGCTTGGCCAAGCTCATCGATGGCCGCCTGCTGATCCAGGGCAACAGCGGCGCCGGTAAATCCACTCTTCTTCGCCGCCTGTTCGAGCAAGCCTTCGGCAAGGTCCAGCAGCTCCTGCTCGACCGTGACGGAGAATTTTCGACGTTGGCCGAGTGCTTCGACGTCGCGGTCTTCACCTCGGCCGACATCATGAGAATCGGCGGCCAGGCCTTCGCCCTTCATCTGCGCGAGTACCGCTACAGCGCCGTCGTCGACCTTTCCGACGCGACGTCGGAAGACGCGGTGGCGATCGCGGCCGATATCGCGACCGGGCTTGTCGAAGCGCCATCGGAACATTGGTTTCCGCTGCTGGTGTTGGTGGACGAAACGCAAAGCCTCGTTCCCCGCTACGATCCGGGCGACGTCGAGCCGGAAACGCGCAAGCGCTGCATCCGCGCGATCGCGGACATGATGAGCCGCGGCCGCAAGCGCGGTCTCGCCGGCATCATCGCGACGGGGCGGATTGCCGAGACGTCGACGCCGATTGTTTCGAAGTGCACCAACATCATTGTCGGCCGCACCGTGTTCGATCGCGATGTCGACCGCTGCGGCAGCCTGCTTGGCTTTACGGTGGGCCAGAGCCGGCCGCTGCGCACCCTTGGCGACGGCGAATTCATCGGGATCGGGCCCGCGCTCGGATCGGGCCGCGTGCGCTTCAAGGCGGCCGGCGTGCAGTCGCGGCACAAGGGCAAGGCGCCCGAATTAGCCGCACCCCCCGCGATCGCCGCGGCCACGGCGGCCGAACTGCTCCGCAAAGTCGCGACGCCCATCACCGCACCGGAATTTCAGCCTCCGGCAACGACCGACAACAAGGGCACGGGCCGCTACTGGAGCGACGAGGAAGATCGCATCATCAAGGACGGCTATGCCAATGTTGTCCAGCTCAAGGACATTGCTCTTCAGCTGGTCAACGCCGGGCATCGCGCGCGAAGTATCGCCGCGATTTGCACGCGCGGTCGCGCATTGGGCTGTCAGAGCCAAAATGCAATCGCGAAAGGAGCCTGGTCGCCTGAGGAAGATCAGATCCTAATCACGGCCTATGGCGATCCCGACGTCAAGATCATGGACATTGTGGGAATGCTGTCGGCCGCTGGCTTCGATCGCGGCCGCGTGTCCGTGCAGATGCGCGCTATCGTCCTCGGTATCACGCGCGATCGCGTCAACTATTATACCGAGGAGGAAACGGCGATCGCGAAAGCCGGCCTCGAGGCCGGCAAAAACAATCGGGAGATCATCGCGGAGCTGCGCGAGGCTGGCTACACGCGTGGCGTCACATCGATATCTAAGTTCGCGCAGAAGCATGGTTACGATCGTTCGCATGAAGCGTGGACGCCTGCAGAGATAGAGCAGCTCAAAACTCTCTATGCCGAAAGGCCGGTAAAGCGGGTCAAGGAGATCGCCGAGATCCTTCGCAAGCCGCATTCCGGCGTTGCCGCGAAGGCGAGCATTCTTGGACTGAAGCAGCGGAACCAGTGGACCGACGCGGATTATGAGCTTCTGCAGAAGCTGTGGCGCGATGGCGATACGCTGACCCAGGCGGTTCAACAAATGGGAAGGCCGTATCCGAACGTTGCGCAAATCGCGCTGCGGCTTGGTCTTCACTTCAGTATCGACCCGAAAGAACGCGGCAAGGCCGATCCCTCGCTCAAGCTCGGCCGCCATCCGTCGACAGCAAAAAAAACCACAAAGGAGATGAGGAAAACGCCGATCAAGCCGCAGCTACGTGGCCGCAAGCCACGCTCATGAACCTCCAGCTCTCAGTCCACGATCTGCAAGTAGCGCCCTCGACGGTGGTGATCATCGTCGGCGACGCGCTGGAGTGCCTGCGCAAGCGGCCCGCGGGATCTGTGCAGACGGTGGTGACCAGCATCCCATATTACGGCGCGCGGGACTTCAACGTTGCGCCGTCGGTCTTCGGTGGAGATCCCGCTTGCCGTCACCGCTGGCCGAAAACGGCCGTCCCCCGAAAGGCGGCGGCGTCGACGAAGCGCTCGGCACCTGCCCGTGCGCCGCGGCTGTCGAGCTTCTGCCGGCGCTGCAACGCCTGGCTCGGATGTTTCGGGCTGGAACCGACCTATCAGCTCTACATCGATCACACGGTCGAGATTTTCCGCGAGGTGTGGCGGGTGCTGCGCGTCGACGGCACGTTGTGGCTCAACATGGGCGACGGCCACGTCACCCGCCGCGCCGGCTGGTCCGCCGCGCGCTATAAGGACGATGGCTTCGATCATCGGTTTGTCGACAAGCCGTTCGATACCATCGGGCTCGGACTGAAAGAAAAAGACCTGATGGGCATGCCTTGGCGCGTCGCGCTCGCGTTGCAGGCGGCGGGCTGGTACCTCCGGCAGAACATCGTCTGGCACAAGAAAAACCCGATGCCGGAAACGGTCTATGACCGGCCGACCACAGCTCACGAATTTATTTTCCTGCTGGCCAAGTCCGGCGACACCTTGCTCTGGCGCCACCGCGATTCCGGGCAATGGGTCGGTTGCAAACCGCAGCCGGACTGGCGCTGGCGCAATCGAGAGAGCCGCGAGGTCACCGCGAAACCGCAGACGAGCAAGAAATGGTTCCAGTTCAACCTGTGGCGCGGCTTCGATTATTACTATGACTTTGAAGCCATCATGGAGCCGACGTCGCCGGACAGTCATGCCCGCGCAGCGCGCATTCCGCCTCCCGCGGGCTGGGATGACACCGCGGGCCATCACGGTTCGGTGCACCGTCAAGGCAGGCGGCAATCCTCGAAAACACAAGCGCGCGATGATCAGGGCCTGCGATCGTCCGCGCGCATGGGGCGTGCTCCGGGCTGGCGAAACCGGGATCTCGGCAGCGCGCCACCGCGGAAGAACAACACGAGCTTCGATTCTGCATTGAAGCTCGGCGACTATGGCGACGGGCACGCCGGCACCCCCAAGCAGAACGAAAAATTCTACGCCACGATCGGCACCGGCGCGCAGCTGCCGAAGCGCAACAAGCGCAGCGTATGGTCGATCGGCAGCCAGCCCTTCAAGGATGCGCATTTCGCGACCTTCCCGCCGGCGCTGATCGAGCCGTGCATCCTGGCCGGCTGCCCGGTCGGCGGCGTGGTGCTGGATCCGTTCGCCGGCGCCGGCACCACCGGCCTGGTTGCCGCGCTTAACGGGCGCAACGCCATCCTGATCGAGAAGAACCGCGACTATGCGGCCATCGCGCAGAAGCGGATCGCCGAGCACGGCGGCGGCTGCCTGGTGCGGCTGGTCAAGGACGCGGCGGATGATTTCGGGCTGACCCCCGCGGCAACACCGGAGCGCGCCGATGGCTGACAAATCCCTGATCGAGTGGACAGATGCGACGTGGAATCCGATCCGCGCGCGCAACCTGAAGACCGGCAAGGTCGGCTGGCATTGCGAGCACGCCACGACGGGCTGCGAGTGGTGCTACGCGGAAGGCTTCAACAAGCGGCTCGGCACCGGGCTCCCGTTCAAGCCCGGGCACCGCAAGGAGATCGAGATATTCCTCTGCGAGGAGATGCTGACGCAGCCGCTGCGCTGGAAGAAGCCGCGGATGATCTTCCCGGGATCCATGACCGACCTGTTCGCCGACTTCGTGCGTGACGAATGGTTGGACAAGATTTTTGCGGTGATGGCGCTGACGCCGCAGCATACGTTCCAGGTGCTGACGAAACGCGCGGCGCGGATGCGCGCATACATGACGGCTGAGGAGCGTCGCTATCGAATCGAACTGCAGATGTACGAACTTGGCGGCGACTACGACGCGCGAACGATCCCGGATGCAGACTGGCCGCTCCCCAACGTCTGGCTTGGCGTCTCGACCGAACGCCAGCCGGAGGCCAATGAACGCATTCCGGAGCTGGTGCGCACGCCGGCGGCGGTGCGTTTCATCAGCTACGAGCCGGGGCTCGGGCCGCTCGACCTCGAGTGCATTGAAGCTCCGGAGAAGGTGGAAGGCGAGCGCTGGACGTTCAACTGTCTGCAGACCGGCGACACGTACGAACAGCACGATGATCTCGGCCATAGAAGCTCTGGCGACGGGCCATATCGCGAACGTGCCATCGACTGGGTCATCGTTGGCGGCGAAAGCGGCCGCAACGCCCGGCCTATGCATCCGAACTGGGCCCGGGAGCTGCGGGCTCAATGCAGAGACGCCGGCATGCTCGATCGCTTCTTCTTCAAGCAATGGGGCCAATGGGCGCCGGTCTGCGCGCTGCATGATGCGGCGATCGACAAGCTCTACAAGCCCGCGCCGGCGCGCCATCCAGAGGCGACGAGGCAGTGCCTGGTGCCGCAGATGGTCATGCATGCGGACGGGACTTGTTTCACGGATGTCACCGCGCCAATGGCCTTCGTCGTGGGATCCGGCGCGATGCAGATGTTTTCTGTCGGCAAGGGTATCGCCGGGCGCCAGCTCGACGGCGTCGAATACAACGGCATGCCGGCACGGCTTACGATCGGAGCAGCCGCATGACGGTCACCGGCGCGACCTTCCCCTATCTCGAGCTCGGCCCCGACGTCTCCGACTTCGACGAAGCCGTGATCCTGATCAACGGGCACGAGGAAGAAACCATCATCATCGAATGCCCCGGCGCGCGCGAGCTCGCCGAGCGGCTGGTGTGGCTGGTCAACAACTTTCATACCACCCTTACGAAGCCTCGGGACGAGAAATGGCACAACCTCACCGCCGCTTTGAGGGCGCAGGCCGGAGATGTCCCGTGAGCGATTTTATCGACCATCTCATCACCTGGGAGAGGACCGTCCAATGAGGCCGGAATTCCTTGAAATCGTCGACGGCTGGTCGCTGGTCGACGACTTCGACGATCTGACCGAGCGCATCGAGCGGTCGGCAAAGTGGACCGCGGCCAACGGTCCGCTGCTCGCGGACGAAGCGGCCACCGTGCGGCTGATGATCGAATGCCAGGTCGCGATGGGGATTCGTCGCGGCGACTTCGAGCCGTTTATTCCGGCAGACACGGATCCGCGCGATGTCCTCAACTTCGACCTGGAGCGAAAGCCATGAAACTCGCACTTCCCGACAAAATGACGGCGGCGATCGACGACGCGCTGGGCGAGATGAATTTCCGCACCGGTCCAATCGCGCATGTGCTTCGGGTAACGGGCGACGACATCCCGAACAAATGCGAGCGCGAGCAGTCGCATGTTCTGTTCTGGTTCCTGCAACTCGCCATTCAGCATGGAGATGGTTGGCGGATGGAGGTCTCCAAAGAGCTGGATCGACGGATCGCGCTGTTGAAGGAGAAGGAGCCGGATGCTCAATGAAACCGCCCCGCCCGATCAGCGTCACCGATCGCTACCGGCTCAAGGAGCTCACGCTGCAGCAGGTTGGCACCGTGCCGCCTGGGCGCGTGATGTGGTGTCGCGATCGCAAGGTGCTGGGGTTTGCCGACGTCGCCAATCTCGCCAACGCGTTCAGCATCCCGAAGGACGCTAACACCATTTGCGTTTCGCCGGCTGACTTTGCGGAACTGAAGGAGTGGGCTCGGATGACCGACGAAGTAATGCACAGCATCGGCGAGGTCAGCGCCGAACTCGGTTTACCGCTGCACACCCTACACTTCTGGGAGAGGCGGTTCACTCAGTTAGAGCCGGTGAGGCGTCCCGGCTGCCGGCGTTTCTACCGCGCGGAAGATATCGAACTTCTGCGCGGCATTCGGCATTTGCTTTACGTCCGGGGTTACACCATTCGCGGCGTGCAACTCATCCTGAAAGAGGAAGGCGTCAAGGCGGTCCGGAAGGCATTTCCGTGATCCGCACCATGCACTCCCCCAATCCACAAGGCTTCCCGCATCAGATGCTCGAAGCGCCGTCGCCGCAGCTGGCCTTTGTCGAGCTCGAGCGCGACGCGCGCATGCGGTTCGCGCATCTGGCGCAAATCGATCCTAAGGGACAGCGCGCCACCACGGTATTCGATCGCGGGGTCGACGCGTCCTATCGCTTTGTAGCACTCAAGGCCAAAGGCCGGCCAACCATCCGCTTCTGCTGGACCGTGAACCGCAATGCCGCCGGCCGTTTCCTGATCTTCCGGGAGACGGTCACAGCCACCGGCGCCCGCCGCGATCGCTTCGAGCCGATCCTGGACAAGCGCGCCGCGATCGCTGCCTGCAAGCTCTACAAGGCCGACCTGCTGGCGGAGCGGGCCAAGGCCGCCGAGAAGGCGCGACAGCGCAGTCTCGCCGTGGTGCCAGTCAGCCTGCCGGAAATGACCGATGCCGCCATGGCGGCGCTTTCCCGGCTCTCTGCGGCCGCCCATGCGGCGGGAGAAGAGCGAACCATGTATGCGGCCAACCGCGCCTGGCGCGAGCTGGACCGCGCCAAGCGGCCTCCCGAGCGGGATCTGGTGTCATGACCGTCCATGCCCTCCCCCGCGACGGCACCAAGCCCGCCTACCGCACTCCGCCGCATAGCATCGAGGCGGAGCAAAGCCTGCTCGGCGCCATCCTGGTCAACAACGACGCGTTCTACCGGGTATCGGATTTTTTGCTGCCGGCGCACCTCTTCGAGCCGATTCACCAGGCCATCTTCGAGACGACGGGCCAGTTAATCCGCGCCGGCAAGGTGGCGACGCCGGTGACGCTGAAAACCTTCCTGCCGGCCGACACCGAGCTCAGCGCCGGCATGACGGTCGGGCAGTACCTAGCGCGGCTCGCCGCGGAAGCGACCACCATCATCAACACGCATGACTATGGCCGCACGGTCTACGAGCTGGCGCTGCGCCGGGATCTGATCCGGATCGGCGAGGATATGGTCAATGTCGCCTTCGATGCGCCGGTGGATTTTGCGCCGCGCGCGCAGATCGACGACGCCGAACGCCGGCTCTACGAGCTCGCCGAAGCCGGCCGCTACGACGGCGGCTTCATGCGGTTCGCCCAGGCGATCACCACCGCGGTGGACATGGCGGCGAACGCGTTCCAGCGCGACGGCCGCCTGTCGGGCATCGCCACGGGCCTGCGCGATCTCGACGTCAAGATGGGAGGACTGCAGGCCTCCGACCTGGTGATCGTCGCCGGCCGGCCCGGCATGGGCAAGACTGCGCTCGCCACCAACATCGCCTACAACGTCGCACGCGCGCATCGCGCCGAGGTGCAGGCCGACGGCAGCTCGAAATCGGTCCATGGCGGCATCGTCGGTTTCTTCTCTTGCGAAATGTCGGCCGAGCAGCTCGCGACCCGGATCATGGCCGAGCAGACCGGCATCCCCTCCTCGACCATCCGCCGCGGCGGCATCACGGAATCCGATTTCGACAAGATCCGCGACTGCTCGATCGCACTGCAATCGTTGCCGCTCTATGTCGATGAGACCGGCGGGCTGTCGATCTCGCAGCTGACGGCGCGGGCACGCCGTCTAAAGCGTCAGAAGGGTCTCGACCTGCTGGTGGTCGATTACATCCAGCTGCTGCAGGGATCGGGCACCAGGCGCCAGGACAACCGCGTCCAAGAGGTGACCGAGATCACCACGGGCTTAAAAGCGCTGGCCAAGGAGCTCAACATCCCGATCATTGCGCTGTCGCAGCTTTCCCGCAAGGTCGAAGATCGCGAGGACAAAAAGCCGCAGTTGTCGGACCTGCGCGAATCCGGTTCGATCGAGCAGGACGCCGACGTCGTGATGTTCGTGTTCCGCGAGGAGTATTATCTCGGCAACAAGGAGCCCGCCGCCGGCACGCCCGACCACGAGGCCTGGCAAACCAAGATGGCCGCGGTGCACGGCAAGGCCGAGCTCCTGATCAGCAAGCAGCGCCACGGCCCGACCGGACCGGTGGAGCTGCAGTTCGAGGCGGCACTGACGCGGTTTTCCGATCTGGCGCATGACGGGCACATGGCTTAATTCGGCTTCACAGCACAGGCGAGCGGATCGCACCAAGTGATTGCATTTGCTTTTGTTTGCACCGGCTTTATGATGCTTCGTATTGGAGGCATCGTTGGCCCAGCAGCCATATCGAAGCTATCAGCCCGGCGAAGAGGTGTTCGTACGGGCCATCGTGCTTGAGCACTGCTCGACCACCTCCCGCGGCGGCGTCGGCGTGGTGAGATTCGAGGATTACCCGAATTTCGCGATCACCGCCTACGCCCCGGTCTCCGAAATCGCCAGGGCGAACGAGATCGCCTCGCTCGCGCCCCTACGCCGACCGAATCTGGCGATCGAGGAGGCGGAACGCGCAGGCCTTCCATCCGCCGTTAACCGACCGGCAATGCCTCTCGCCTAACCCTGATTCCGCAAGGGGTTACGGGTATGCGTTCAGTCCCCGCATCATTTCGGCTTTCGTTTCTATTGCCGCCGGGCTCGGCCTCGGCGCTCGGCGTCTATTCCGGTTGGGTGCCGCATTGCGCAATCGAGATCGATCTCGTCCGCGCCGTCATCACCGGTCCGTCCAAGGAGGCCGTGATCGAACAGACCGCGCGCCTGGTGCGAACGATCTGCTTCGGGCGCCAGGACCTGTCGATCGACGCAGTGCTGGAATCGCCGCCGCCTGGCGGCGGCCGGGACGGCTGGACCCTCATCGTCGGCGCCGATATCGCTTTTGCGCCGACCGGGCTCGGCGCCACCTTTCCGGAGCGCACCGTTGCCTAAGCAAGCGACCTGGACCGAGGCGGAGCTGGAGGCGCTGGCAAAAGTGCCGCCGAACGACCGCGTGGCGCTGGCGCGGTACCGGGCCGAATTTCCAGGGCATAAGCCCAACGCCGTTTCCGCCATGCTGATGAAACTGCGCATACGCGGCGCGGCGAAGGATTTTGTTGGCCGCAAGGGCGCGCTGGACCCCTTCCCGAAACACCGCGAATTAACTCAGCGAGGAACATTCGTTTGATTGCGCCCCGCCCCTGCCCGTTAATCCCGCCATGTCCCCGCCGACCGGCATCGACCGCGACCAGGCGCGCGCCCATATTGGCGTGCTCAACCTGTTGCTGGCCAGCCCCGGGCTGGACGACGACACCGGGCGGCGCGCGCAATGGCTGAAGCTGCGGCTGCAGGAACGGGTGCCGGACGAGGCGGAGCGGCTACCCGATTTCACCGACGCACGGATTGCTTGGCTATTGGCGGGAGGCGCGCTGCGCGCGGCCTGATGGCGGCGGCGGACACGAACTGCCGAGCGCGCCGCGCCCGCGGCCACTGCGCCGGCGGCGATGCCATGCGCCGGCTGCCGATCGGTTTCGACTGCGAGACCTTCGAAGATATCGACCGCACTGCCGTTGCCGCCGGCATCAGCTTTGCCGAGCGCGTGCGCCAGCTGGTCGAACTAGGCCGCGAAACTGAACAACAAGAAAAGGGCCTCTCAATTGCTGCAGGCTTTAAAAGCGGAAGGCCTCGTTGACTTTGATCCGCAGGCGCAGGCGCCGCGGCCGAGCCATTGGCTGATCGGCATCGCACAGTCGGCTCGCGAGGTCGGTACAGTCGAGCGGATCGGAGATCTCGGGATAGGTCCGTATCTTCCTCTTGTCATCAAGCAACGTCGCGCCGGTCGCAACCGGCTGCGCGAGGTCCCGGAGCCTTTGTTGAGGCCTTATTTTTTTGTGCCGACCACGATAACTGATCAGGACTATCACGACATCCTCAACACCCGCGGCGTCATCCGTTTCCTCGAATTCGACGGAAGACTCGCCGTAGTGCGCGACGCCGAGCTTGATCGCGCGCGCGCGGAGGAGCGCTACTGCGAAGAGCGTCGTTTACGGCGAATTCTAGAATCCGGACAAGGTCCGCGTTTCATCATAGGCGAAGAGGTCAAAATCACCGTCGGCTTTGCGACGATGCATGCAAGCGTTCACAAGATCGGAGCGAAGCGCATTAAGGTGAAGCTTAGCGGAACAACTCTGTTCGGCCGGGACGTCGTAGAGGTCGATCTGGCTCATATTCAGCCGGTTTGATTTTTTTAGTCAATGTGAACCACGTTGGGTTTTCGCCGAAACATACTGATCGGCGAACACGTGAACGCGCCGTTCTAAGCGGCGTGGGCCGCGGCATCGACCGATCAAAAGGGGAGTGTCACGGCGCGGCGTTTGTCGCCGTCACAGCAGCGGCCTCCGCGGAGGTTAGCTAGTCGCGAAGCGTCGGGGACCATGATGTAATGTCGTTTTCAGTCAGTTTCGCCGCTCGATCGCGCGCCCACGCGCTGCGGCTGCTCGAGCAACGCGCGGCGCAGCTGCCGACGTCAGTGTTGTGCTTCCTCAAAATATCACTGGAAAACCTGCAGCCGCCGAAAGACGCGCAGCGAACCATCATGGTCGAGGCCTCCGGCCATTTGTGCGACGGCGCCGGCAGCTTCGCGAACAGCAACGCCACCATCAAGGTGTCGGCGATCGACATTCCGGATTAGCGAACTTCGAGAGGCGCGCGAGCGCATTGGGCGGCGCCGTTAGCGCGGGGCGCCGCGGCCGCGGAAGTAACGGCCGGATGGGAGCTCTCTCGGAATGACGCTGAAGACCGGCTTTGCACTGCTGACCGGCCTGACGCTTGGGATGTGCCTCGCAGCCGAATTGCAGGCAAAAGCCTATGCCCGCCAGTTTACGGCGCTGCATATCGCGACCTGCACCAAGGCCGACAAGGCCAGTGTCCGATAAGCGCCCTTATCGGACACCAGACCCGGCTTAGGCAAAAAGCTGGCCACCAAACGGGTTGTCCCCTTTCACATCCCAGACCAGCGGTCGCCCATTTACCGCGTGATTTGAGAGGGGCTCGCCTTCAGCGTTCCACGCACCGATGGCCTCACCTATTTCTGTAGACGTCGGAACCTCAGACCAGTTGACGTACAGAACGCCTTTGTGATCGTGCAAGCCCGCGATCGACTTTATACCCTTGCTCTCAAGCGCGGAGCTGAGTTTTTTGAGCCTTTCTATCCGCGAAGGCTCCGTATCGGATCGATTTGCCGTGATACGAATTTCGGTCATTTTCGTCCGCCTCGCTACCGCAGATGCCGTTTAGGCCTCAGGATGATGCACCAGGACCGTGTCAGGCCGGCGCTCGCATTTTTCGAACGAACCATCTTCCAGCCCGGCTTGGATATAGACATCGAAGACCGTCGTGCGATCGTCTTCATACGTTTTTCCGGCCTCGATCCTGAACATGCAATATTCCAGGTCAATGCTCTTTGACTGCTTTGCCAGCACGACGGTGTTTCGGCGCTTCATGGTCTTGTCGCCCTTTTGGGTAGGCGCCCATCATGTCAGAATCGCAAGCCCTAGTCGACCCGCGGGCATCGGTTCGGGCTTATCTCGAGGCGGAGAAAGCCGCCGGCACGCGGCGGGCCTATAAATCGGACTGGGCCGACTTTTGCACCTGGTGCGATACTGTAAATGTTTACAGTATGCCGGCCGAACCGATGACGGTGGCCCGCTATCTGGCCCAGCTCGCCGACAGCGGCAAGAAGGCCGCGACAATCCAGCGCCGCGTGGCGTCGATCCGGGCCGCGCACCGGGCTGCGGGGCATGAGCCGCCCACCAACGCCGAGGGCGTCAAGGGCACGATGCGCGGGATCCGGCGCACGCTGGGCACCCGCAAGGTCAAGAAGGCGCCGGCGACGGCGGAGATCATCATGAGCCTGCAGGCGGTGTTTCCGGACACGCTTGCAGGCAAGCGCGACCGGGCGATCGTGCTGCTGGGCTTTGCCGCGGCGCTGCGCCGTTCCGAGCTGGTCGCGCTGGACGTCGCCGATGTCGAATGGCGGCGCAAAGGCATCCTGCTGCACAAGCGGCGGTCCAAGACCGACCAGGAGGGCAAGGGCGCGACGATTCCGATACCTCGCGGCGAGGCGCTGAAGCCGGTCGACGCGCTCGATGCCTGGCTGAAGGCTTCCGGGATCTGCGAAGGGGCCCTCTTCCGCGCCGTGCACAGATCCGGCGCGCTGCTGAACAAAAGGCTTTCAGATCGCGACGTCGCGCGCATCGTCAAACGTTCCGTGGCGGCCGCCGGCATCGACGCGAAGGTTTTCTCAGGACACTCGCTGCGCGCCGGCTTCGTCACCTCGGCGCTCGATGCCGGCGAAGACCCGATGAAGATCATGCCGATCACCGGCCACAAGAAGGTCGACACGCTGCAGGAATACGACCGGCGCGAGAACGATTTCGACAGTCATGCGGGCAAGGGATTTCTCTAATGTGCGTTTTGACTGCTTTGAGCTGGGAAGGTGAGTTGCCGCTGCCGGGCCACTACGTGAAAGCCCGCAGAGGCCGTATCGCATTTCTAATTCTCGAAGTTCTCCGGCCCAACAAACCAAACGCCAAGTATGCAGCGCGGCTCCAATGTGCACGTATGAACCCTTCTTACCTTCATCGTGACGCCGTAGTTCATCCTTGGCATTGGGCGAGACGATGAAGCGATTGCTCTGCAGGATATTCGGCCATCGTCGGCAGTCGAGCAATTGGTACCGCCTCCCGCCATTTATCTCCCGCCTTTACAGTGGCACCCGTTGGTTGAGCAACACTCGGTGCGCTCGCTGTGGCAAGCGGTTGGAGGTGCATCGCGTTCACCGCAGCCGCAGACCTTCGGCTTCCGATGTCCGAAGCCACGCCGGCGGGCGCTTTTTGTAGGGGTACATTGAATGTCCGAGGTTAACAGCACGTCCGACGCTCGCGTCCTGAACAACACGGTTCGTCATCAATACCGTGTTCTCAGCGACAGCGAGAAGGCGCTCATGTTGAGCATCAAGGATGCCGGCCAGGGGTTCTTGGAGCTGCTCGAGGCCGTAGCTGCGCAAACCCGAGGTTTTGGGGGAAGCCGCGAACTGTCGATCGCCAAGACGAAGATCGAAGAAGCCGTCATGTGGGCGGTGAAGCACGTCACGAGCTAATGGCCGATCTTTCCAAGGCCCTGGTCTACAATCCGTTCGAGGGGGACTTCGGCGACCAAGGCGATCGCGAGTTGCGCGACAAGATCGTCAAGTTCCGCAAGGCCGGCGGTTGTCACCTGTGCGGCAACGATGTGAAGCCCGGGACATTGGGCCGAAGCCTGACAATGCTTTGGGCAACGGACGGTGTGATGACCTACCGGTATTGTACCGAGTGCACGGAAGCGCAGGCGAGCAGCTGGACTGATGACGGTAGAGCTCTTGATGTGCGATACGCGGAGAGGTCGCGGTCTACCGCCCGGCGCGCTCGTTCTGGTGTCCGGAATACGACCGGGGCGTTCGACACCCACGCCGGCGGAAAGTTTTTGTAGAGGCTACTGATCGACGTCGTCAAAGATCGAACGATTACCGTGTTCATCGACCATCATTCCCTCAGGCGTGAATTTGGGCCGCCCGTTAGGATGAAGCACTTCTGCGGTAAGCGCCGCCCTGATTTCCGTTCGATAGAGGGGTTGCGCCAAATGGCTTCTTACCAGCTCAGCGATCGCGGCAGGCTCGAGCCCCGGCGTTTCGGACAGACTGTCCACGTATTCTTGTAGATATAGGCGACACTGGTCGTATCGAGTCATCACGGCGCTCCGGCCGACATCCTAGCACAAAAGTTCAGCCCTGGTGTCCGATAACCGCCGTTAACGGACACCAGGATTTACTCGCGCTTCTTCATGCATGGGACGAAACTGGCCATCATTGTTCTCGTCCTCGAACAACTCACCCGCTTTGATCGGTTCGGCCGCAACTCCGACATAACCTTTTTGAGCGGCAAGATAGAACTTACCGTCGTCCCCACGGTAAACGGCCTGGCCAACCTCGATCTTTTCGCCCGCGATACCCTTCATGCCGCTGTCTCCCAAGCCGTACACGAAGGGATTGCACCTCCGAATCGACCGTGATTCTCTCTGCCTGCAGGTGATTTGCCTGCTCTAGCAGAGGAGCCAGCATGGCCACCACGACAACGAAACGCAAGCCGGCCGCCAAGATGAAGACGGCGAAACGCCCGGCAAAATCCACGGCGCGAAGGACGTCAGCAACCAAGCGCACCCAGCGCTGACGTTCTACGCGCCGCGCATCAGTTGAAGAGGCCGCCGCGATCGGCGGCCTCTCTCATTGCGAGGAGCGCATGACAAAAGTGGTGCATAGAATAGCGGGCTTTAGACGGCCCGCCAATGATCCGGCCGCTTCTTGTCATTGAGATGTCGAACGCGCGCGACGTGGGGTGAGTGATTATTGCGTTTAGCCCACTCGATCGCTTGTCCTTGCGTAGATGCGGTGTGCAGAACGTGATCGGCATGGTCCTCAACGACAAAGTCGGTGATCGCCGTGCCTTCTTGACGGCCTTTCGGACGAGCCTCGACGTATACGGTAGCCATGGTTTTCCTCCTTGTTGGACCGATTTTATCAGCAAGAAATTCTAACCGATTCGCGATGTGAGTAAGCCCTGCCTGATTTACGAATTTACGAAGGACCTCATCCATGCAGTCGGCCACGCCCGAAGGATCTGCAGCTCAGATTGCCCGAACATCGGTACGCAACTGCGTGGCGCACGCGTGGCTGACGTCGCCCGTCCACAAGATGCTCGAGCTCGAAGCCGCAGGCCGCGGCAAACATCCCGATCGTCTCGCTGCAGAAATTCTCAACAGCGTTTTGTTGAATGGATATGTCGATGCCGTCCTGCAGGAGCTGCCTCACTAGCCCCGGCGCGCGCGGGTCCTCCCCAGCCGCAAAGCAAAACCGGTGGCTGCGCCCCAATTTTTCCCTAGCGCTGGGGGTCCGATCTGATGCAACGGGCCCCGGATGCAACGCCTGGCGAGCTGATCAGCATCGGCGAAGCCGCCCGCCAAGTCGGCATCAACAAGTCGACGCTGAGCCGGCAGGTCAAAAGCGGCGCGGTGCGGTCCCATAAAGGAAAAGTGGTGCTTTCGGAGGTCCTGGCGGACCGCGCCAGCAACATCGACCTGACCCAGTCGCGGCGCCGGCCGGCGGGCAAATCGAAGCGGCCCGATGCAACGGCTTCCAAGGCTGATGCAACGGGCGCCGGCGGCGCTGCTCCGGATGCAACGGACGATGACGACCTGGTGCTGATCGACGGCAAAATGGTGTCGTTCGCCCAGGCGCAGCGCATCAAGGAAAACTACCTGGCCCGACAGCGGGCGCTCGACTTCGAGAGGGACGCCGGTCGCCTCGTCGATCGACAGGCCGCCGAAAAGGCCTTCTTCGAAACCGCCCGCCAGATCCGCGACGCCTGGCTCAGCTGGCCGGCCAGGGTCGCAACCCTGATGGCGTCGGATCTCGGGATCGAGGAGCGAAAGCTGGTCGAGGTCCTCACCGATTATGTCCGGCAGCACCTCACCGAGCTCGGCGAACCCGCTGCTCCCGATATCCCTCGGCCGAACTGAGGACCTAACCGCATCATGGCGGGCCGGAATTCGCCCGCCGCCCAAAATGACGGTGGTCGATTGGGCCGAAGCGAACCGCAAGCTTTCGAAGGAATCGTCTAACGGCGGCCGCTTCATCGTCTCCCGCGTCGAGGTTTCCCGCGGACCGATGCTGTGGGCAACCGAACCGGGCGTGCAGACCATCACGCTGCAGGCCTGCACTCAGCTGCTCAAGACGACGTTCATTGAAAATATCGCTGGCTATTTCATTCACCTGGACCCGTGTCCGATCCTGGTGGTGCAGCCGAAAGACGACGCGGCCGAGACGTTTTCGAAAGACCGGCTAACGCCGATGATCCGCGACACCCCGGTGTTGCGCGATCTGTTCCGCGGCCAGTCGCGCGATGCCGGCAACACGCTCACCCACAAGCAATTCCCGGGCGGGCACATCACTATTGTCGGCGCCAACAGCCCGACCAACCTCGCGATGCGGCCGATCCGCATCTCGCTATGCGACGAAATCGACAAGTATCCGCTGTCGGCCGGCAATGAAGGTCCCCCGGTCGACCTGGCCGAAGAACGCCAGGCGGAATTCTCGGCCAACAAACTTGCGGTGCGAGCCTGCTCGCCGACGATCGAAGGGCGCAGCGCGATCGCGGCGTCCTATCTGGAAAGCGATCAGCGCAAGGCTTTCGTTGTTTGTCCTCATTGCCAGCACGAGCAGACGCTAGAATGGGAGCAGGTCCGTTTCGAGAAAGACGTGCGCGATCGCATCCGGCCCGAGACGGCGGGATATGTCTGCATCAGCTGCGGCGTGGTTTGGTCCGAAGCGGAGCGGCTGCGCTCGCTCGATAAAATAATCTGGCGCCAGACGCGCGAATTCGATTGCTGCGGCAAGCACCAGAAGCCCGAGCGCTGGATCTGCGAGCCGCTGGCTCCCGGCGTCGAATACGCCGTCTGTTCCGAATGCGGAAAGCGGACGGTGCCAAATGACCACGCTGGCGGCGTCGCCTCGAAACTTTACGCTCCGCGCCAGAGTATCCGCGAGCTCGTGAAGAAATATCGGCGCGCGCTCGAGCGCGGGATCGAAGCGTTGAAAACTTTCTACAACACCCAGCTCGCCAGGACCTGGAAGGAGGCCGGCGAAGCACCCGAATGGGACCGCGTATTCGGCCGCCGCGGCGGTTACCGATCGGGGACGGTGCCCACAGGCGCGTTGATCCTGTTCGGTGGCGTCGACGTCCAGAAGGACCGGCTCGAAGCCGGCATTTGGGGCTTTGGCCGAAACCGCTGGCGGTGGCTGATCGAGCACCGGGTATTGCCCGGGCAGACCAACCGGCCGGAAGTCTGGGACGAGCTCGCTAAACTGTTCGCCGAGACCTGGCGCCACGAGAGCGGCGCCGAAATGTCGGTCCGGGACTGGGGCGTCGATTCCGGCGCGTTCGCGGCTGAGGTTGGCGCGTTCGTTCGCAGCCAGCAAGGCCGCGGCAATGTTCACGCGATCGATGGCTTCGACAACTCTTTGGCCGCCTATCTCGGCGTCGGCGCGCTCGATGTCACGGTCGCTGGTCGAAAACTTCGTCGTGGTCTGAAGACCATCAAGATCGGCGTTTCGTTCTGCAAGCAAGAATTGATGGGGCAGCTTGCGCTCGATCGACCGGAACAAGGCAACGCAACGCCCCCCGGTTTCGTGCACTTGCCGGAAGACGTCAGCGAAGACCAGGTCAAGCAGCTGACATCGGAAGAACTTATCACCAACGTCGTCCGCGGCCGCACGCGGCGCTCCTGGAATTTGATCGCCGGCCGACGCAACGAGGTCCTCGACACTGCGAACTATGCCCGCGCCCTGGCGGCAATGCGGGGTTGGGACCGGTGGCGCACTTCTAAGTTTCTCCAGATCGAGGAGCTGCTCGGCATTCCCGCCGGCGGCGATCCGCCTGCAGGGCCAGCGCCGACGTCGACGGCTGCGCCCGCTTCTTCGCGACAACCCCTCGTTCGCCGCAGTTCGCGATCGAATTTCATGGATGGATGATGGCCGCGACCCAACAGCAGCTGCAGGCGCGGCTCGACCAGCTCAACGAGGTCCTCGGCAACGGGATCAAGTCGACCGGCTCGGGCGACAAGCGCGCCGAGTTTCGGGATTTGAGCGAGGTGCGCCAGGCGATCGCCGTGGTGCAAGGCCAGCTCAATGACCTGCTGGGTACGCCGACACGCCGAACCTATCGCTTCATTGCCTACAAGGATCTCTGAACGTGCGTTGGCCCTGGCAGAGCAACGCCGTCCGCAGCGGCCTGAGGGCCATCAGCGACGGCCTCGAGGCAGGCCGCTTCGCGCGGCGCATGGCCAGCTGGGTTCCCAGCCGCGTGCATGTCAACACCCTGATATCGGCTTCTGGAAATACAGCGCTCGCGCGGGCCCGGTATCTAGTCCGGAACAATGGTTACGCATCCAATGCCGTCGACTGTTTCAGCTCCAACCTCGTAGGAGCTGGCATTGTCCCGAGCTGGATGCCGCCGCAGTCGACTTCCCAGGCGGCGGATGCGCCCGCCGGTGCGGGGCACAATGGCGGCGGGCCTCCGCTCGACGATGCACCGGCCGATCAGGATTCGAAAACAAAATCTGCGATTCAGCAACTCTGGAACGATTGGACCGACGAAGCCGACGCTGAAGGGCTCACGGATTTATACGGGCTGCAGCGCCGCATGGGCCGCGAGCTCTTCATCGCCGGCGAAGTCTTCGTCCGATTGCGGCCGCGATTTTTGTCCGATGGCCTGAGCGTTCCGTTGCAACTGCAGATATTGCCCAGCGAAATGCTTCCGTTATGGAAGACGGAGCCGGTGGGCAACGGCAACCAGATTCGGCAAGGCATCGAATTCGACAAGATCGGGCGTCGTGTCGCTTATCACTTCTACAAGGACCACCCTGGCGATTCCACAATCCAGGGGGCAACCGGCGAGACGGTACGCGTTCCAGCAGAGGGCGTTCTGCATATCTTCGATCCGGTCGAGGCCGGCCAGATCAGAGGGCTATCGAGGCTGACCCCCGCGATCGTTACGCTTTGGATGCTCGATACTTATGACGACGCCGAGGTTGAGCGAAAGAAGACCGCGGCGTTGTTCGCCTTCTTCATCCGTCGTCCTGATCCGAATGGCGAATTCTTCAACGAAGCCCTCGATAAGGCCGCAACGAAAGACAAGGACGCTGGCATCCCCGTCAACGTCACGCCGGGATCGGCCCATGAGCTGCTGCCTGGCGAAGATATCACGGTCTCGGCGCCAGCGGACGTCGGAAACAACTATGAACCCTTCCAGTACCGCACGCTGCTGCGCGTCGCCGCCGCTTTAGGCCTGCCTTACGCTGGCGTCACCGGCGACCCCACCAAGTCCAACTACAGCTCGCAGCGTTCTACGCTGATAGACCTCCGGCGCCGTTGCGAGGCGTTGCAACACTCGGTGATGGTCTTCCAGGCCTGCCGACCCATTTGGAAACTCTGGCTTCAACAAGCAGTGCTCGCCGGCGCGATCGAGCTTCCCGGCTTCGTCGACGACCCAAAGCCGTACAACCGCGTCACCTGGATCCCGCCCAGTTGGGAATGGGTCGATCCTCTCAAGGATGCGCAGGCGGAAGCTATCCAGGTCGATAACGGTTTCAAACCCCGTTCGCTGGTCGTCGAACAGGCAGGTCGCGACCCGATCGAAAACGACCGCCGCATCGCGGCCGATCAAGCGCGTGAGAAAAAGTTCAACATTGTTCTCCGGGGCACGCCCACGCCGGCAAAACAAGTTGCCGAGCCACCGCCCGAGGACGCGCCGCCAGGCCAGCAAGGAGCCGCGCAGCAATGACAGCCTATCCGCATATCGCCGAGCGGCTGTTCGGCCAGGCGCATGCGATCGAGCCTCACGCGCTGCGTGCCATCCTCGAGGGACCGGCCGCCCGGCGCGTCCTGTCAGGGGAGAAGCTGGAAGGTAGCACCGGCAAAAAGAACAAGGTAACGACGTCGCGCCTTTCCGCGATTGTAGATTGTGAGCGCGTGATCGTCGCCGGCGGTGTCGGCGAGTTCGGATTGACGGACGATGGGATCGCCATTGTCCCGATTTGCGGGGTGTTGTCTCGCCGCTTCGATTGGCTCACAGCACTGTGCGGCTGGACCACATACGAAGGTCTCTCGGCAATCCTGGATGCGATCGCTGCGGACAGCCGCGTTATCGCGGCATTGCTCGATGTTGAAAGCCCGGGCGGCGAAGCCGCCGGCATGCTCGACGTCGGCGACAAAATCATAGCATTTCGCGAACACAAACAGATCTGGGCCGTCGCAAACACGGTTATGTGCTCAGCGGCCTACGCAGTAGGAGGCAGCGCTTCCCGGGTAGTACTGCCGCGCCTCGCGCAGATCGGCTCGCTAGGCGCCGTGCGGGTCCATGTCGACCAGTCCGCGTCCGATCTCGCCGGTGGCGAGAAATACACCGCGATCTATTCCGGCGCGCGAAAGATCGATGGCTGGGGACATGCCCCCCTCTCTGAGGGCGCTGCCAAGGTCTACCAGGCGAACGTCGACAATTGCCGCAACCAGCTTTGTGACCTGGTCGGCCGGCAGGGCCGCATGACCAGCAAACAGGCGCTCGCAACCGAGGCCGCCGTCGTTCCCGACTTTGAAGCCGTCTCCTCGAAATATGCCGACGACGTCCTGACCTTCGAGGACGCGCTAGCCGAACTCACCGATTACGCGACCAAGCGGTCGCACAGCACTTCCGCCGCTGCGAGCGCGGTTCAACCAGGAGGGCAACAGCCCATGAAGACTCCGCCCAATGCTGCGGCTGCGGCCGCTGAAACCAACAAGACGACAGATCCGGCGCCGGCTGCGGCAGCGTCTGCGGATAAGCCTGCTCCCACCGCGCCCGCTCAAGCGGAAGCACCCTCCGATGACGGCGACAAGTGCCCGACCTGCAACGGCTCCGGCAAGAAAACCAAGGCCGAAGCCCCGGCCGCCGCGCCGGCAACCGCTGCAGCGCCCATCGAGACCTACACCACCGCAATGGGCGAAGAGACGCTGGAACTTTGCACATTGGCGGGTGCACCGCTCGCCACTGCGCGTGGCTTCGTCGCCGCCAAGACGCCGATTGCGAAGGTCCGCGCCGATCTCGCCGCCGCTAAGGCGGCCGCGGCCGATGGGCCTCAACTCAATCTCACGCCGGCGCCGACGTCCGCGACCGCTGGCTGGGACGAGGCGATCGCTAACGTCAACAAGCAGCTCGGCCACGCGTCGAAGAAGTAACTGCCCGGGCGCCGCCGGCGTCCCGTTTTGAACCCCCGGTCTCTAACCAGGAGCAAGTACGTCTATGACCACCCTCACTGAAACTCTCCATGCCGGGGGCTTCATCGTTAGCGAAGCCAACGGCCTTCTGTCCCGCGAGCAAGTCCGCATTGGCCTTTCGCAAGCCCTCGCTACTGCCCAGGTGCTCGGCCGGGTACCGGTCGCGGCCAGCGTGACGTCTTCGGCTTCGGCCGATGCGTCGAATACGTCCGGATCCGGCGCGATCACGCTGGATGTCACCACGCCGGTGCTGTCGGACGCCAAGAACGGTGATTACCGCGCGGTTTGTATTGAACCCGCGGCCAATGCCGGCACTTTCGAAGTATCCGATCCTAAGGGTGTTTCGATCGGCAAAGTCGTCGTCGGCGCTACCTTCGCCAACCAGATCAAGTTCGTAATCGCGGATGCGACCGACTTCGTCGCCGGCGACGCCTTCACTATCAAGGTCGGGATTGAGAATGCTGATTTCGATTGGAAGGCATTCGATACCACCGCGACCGATGGCGCCCAGCACGCCGCCGGCGTCCTGATCGATGCCATCACCACCGATGGCTCGACCAAGCAGCAAGCCGTCGTGATGCGCCGCATCTGCGAACTTCGAGCGTCCGACCTCGCCTGGCCGTCAAGCAACCTGACCGACGCCCAGAAAGCGGCGGCGATTGCGGAGCTCGACGCGCTGGGAATCGCCCTCCGCTAACTCGCCCCGGCAAGACCCCGCGACTTTCCCCACGAGTCGTTGAAGCCCACTGCCGTCGGATCGCACCCGCGATCCGCGGTCCCTCTCTTTCGCGCCTGACGCGCTTCAAAACTCAACGAGGAATTCGCCAATGATTACGATGGACGTCTTCAAACAGGACGCGTTCAGCTCCACTTCGCTGACTGCCGTCATCGATAAGCTCGGTTACAATCCGAGCCTGCTCGGCAGCATTCCGGGCCTTTTCGTTCCGGTGCCGATCCGCACCACCGCGGTTTTCATCGAGGAGCGCTCGAACGCACCGGCCCTGATCCAGACCTCACCACGGGGAGCCCCGCCAAAGCAAAAAGGCGGTGAAAAGAGCAAGGTCCGCGCCTTCCAGACGGTGCGGCTCGCCGAAGGCAGCCGCATCACGGCGTCCGAACTGCAAGGGATCCGCGCTTTCGGCTCCGAGACTGAACTCAAGCAGCTGCAGACCGAGGTGGCCCGCCGCCAGGCGCTCATTCGCGGAGATCTCGAGCTCACCTGGGAATATCATCGCCTCGGCGCGGTTCAGGGCAAGGTGTTCGATGCGGACGGCACCTCCGTGATTTACGATTGGAGCGTTGAGTTCAGTCAATCGATCCCGGCCGAACTCGATTTCGATCTCGACAACGTCAGCCCCGCGTCCGGCGCGGTGCGCAAGAAGTGCAACCAGGTCAAGCGCAGCATCCTCGCTGCCCTCAAGGGCCTGGGCGGAAATAACGTCGGCATCGGCGCGATCGTCGGCGATAACTTCTGGGATGAC